GTCCGCACCCTGCAGGCCCTGCTCAAGGCCGACGGCGCCCGCGTCACCGTCGACGGCTGGTTCGGCCCCGCCACCCTCGCCGCCGTGCGCGACGCCCAGCGCCGCTACGGCCTCGTCATAGACGGCATCGCCGGCCCCAAGACGCTCGCCGCCCTGCAGGCCGACCACCGCACCCCACGCCACCTCTCCGCGCTCGACCTCGTCATCGCCGCGCAAGACCTCGGCGTCCCGCTCGCCGCCGTCCGCGCGGTAAATGAAGTCGAATCGCGCGGCACCGGCTTCCTGCCCGACGGCCGCCCCGTCATTCTCTACGAGCGCCACATCATGCACCGCCGCCTCAAGGCCCGCGGCGTGCAGCCCGACACCCTCGCCGCCCTCGTCGCCCGCCACCCCGACCTCATCAACCCCAAGCGCGGCGGCTACCTCGGCGGCACCGCAGAACACGCCCGCCTCACCGCCGCCCGCCGCATTCACCCCGACGCCGCCATCGAATCCTGCAGCTGGGGCCTGTTCCAGATCATGGGCTTCCACTGGGAGTCGCTCGGCTACGCCAGCCCCCAGCGCTGGGCCGAGCTCATGAGCACCACCGAGGGCTACCACCTCCAGGCCTTCACCGCCTTCATCCGCGCCAACCCCGCACTGCACACCGCCCTGCGCGAGCTGCGCTGGGCCACCTTCGCCCGCCTGTACAACGGCCCCGACTACCGCGCCAACCTCTACGACGTGCGCCTCGCCCGCGCCTACGCCCGCTACGCCCTCGAGGGCGACACGCCCGCCGCCGCGGCCACGGCGCTCGCGGTCGCCAACGGCATCCCCGCCACCGCCTGACCCAGGAGCCCCAATGTGCTTCCAGCCCTGCTCACCACCGCCCTGCCTGCCGCTGCTCGCATCCAGATCATTGCCCTTGGCCTGCTGGCTCTCGCTGCTGCTGCCGGCCTGGGCGCTGTCGCAGGCTACCGCCACGGCATGGACGTTGAGCGCGGCCGCCATGCGCGCAGCCAGGCCGTCACCCTCGAGCGCGCTGCTCAAGATGCACGTGCGCACGCTGCGGCTGAATCCGACCGCCGCCAGGCGACCGCCCTACACCATGCAAGCGCCGCAGCTGCGGCTGGTGCCGCACGACTAGACGGACAAACCCATGCCCTGCAAAGCGCTCGCCCTGACGATCCTCGCTGGCCTGCTGACCGCCTCGTGCGCATCGACGCCGCCCTCGCCATCGCCAACGGCACCCCTGCCCCCGCCGGAAGCCTGCCTCGCGCCGTGTCCGCCGCTGCCCAGTCTGCCCAGCCCGCCACCGAAAAATGACAAGCTCGGCCCCCAACCTGACAAGCTCGGCCCGCAATCTGATGAGCTCGGCGCAAGCCTCCCCGAATCCGCCATCCTCCTTTGGCTGCACGACCTCATCGACGCCGCCGGCACCTGCCGTCGCCAGCACGACGCCTGCCGCGCCAGCCACCCCGGGCAGCCCGCCACCAGATAGCACCGCCGACGACGGCTGGCACCGCACCGGCCTCGACCAGATCGACCGCGGCCCCTACCGCATCAGCAAATCCTTCGTCGCCCGCCGCCACATCGGCGTCAGCCCCGTCTATCACTGCTTCCACCGCTTCGCCTTCCTCGGCACCTGCCCCACCCCCGACGACGCCAAGGCCCTGTGCCACCAGCACGAGGCCCACACCCACACCAACACCCACCCATAGGCCCGCCATGCTCAAACCCGCCAGTCTGCGCGCCGCGCTCGAATGCGCCCTCCCCGAGCTCGCCGCCAACCCCGACCGCCTCATCCTCTACATCGACGAAGGCCGCATCCACAGCCGCTACGGTGACAGCCTCAGCTTCGAATACCGCTACCGCCTCAACCTGGTGCTGCTCGACTACGCCCACCACGCCAGCGCCGCCATCGTCCCGCTGCTCGCCTGGCTGCGCGTGCATCAGCCCGAGCTGGGCCTGAACCCCGACCTCGCCGACGGCGCCGTCACCTTCGAGGCCGAGATCCTCAACCACGCCAGCATGGACTTCGCCATCCGCCTGCAGCTCACCGAGCGCGTCATCGTCACCCAAGACCCCGCCACCGGCGAAACCCACGCCCGCCACGTCGGCGAGCCCGCCTTCGGCGACGGCTGCGGCCCGTGGGAACTCGTCTTCGTCAAGCCGAACACCGCCCCGACCTGGACCACCCCCAGCCCCACACCCGTGTAAGCCGATCGCGCGCCAACCTGTAAGCCCCGCTTACACGTTGGCGCCGCCGCACCCGGCAACCGTCAAGCAATCCTTAACAGTTGCCCCCCGCCACCGCACCGCAGGCACCGCCATGGCCACCCTCACCGCCCCGCTCGAAGACTGGCTCCGCTCTGTGCTGGCCAGCGCCGCCCCCGCCCAGCGCCGCGCCCTCATGCGCGACCTGGTGCAGCAACTGCGCCGCAGCCAGGCCGGCCGCATCGCCGCCCAGCGCAACCCCGACGGCTCCGGCTACGAGCCCCGCAAGCCCCAGCCTACGCTGCGCGAAACCCGCGGGCGCCTGCGCCGCACCATGTTCGAACGCCTGCGCACCCCCTCGCACCTCAAGGCCAGCGCCACCACCGACGGCGCCGAGCTCCACATCAGCGGTGAATCCGGCCGCATCGCCCGCGTGCACCAGTTCGGCCTGCAAGACCGCGTGCAACGCAACCGCGGCCTCACCATCCGTTACCCGGTGCGCGAGCTGCTCGGCTTCACCGACGACGACAAGCGCGACACCCTGCAGGCCCTGCTCGAGCACTTCACGCCGCGCTGATCCCCGCATGCAGGCGGACCATTTTCCTGACGTCACGAAAATGGTCCGCCACACAAGCCCCCTTCCGGCAAAGCGCACCCGACCTGCCGCAAGCCCGCCACCATTCCGGCGCCCGCACCAAAATGGTGGCGCAGCCCGGCCAGTGTTCTAAGCCCGCCCCCGCAAAACCAGCAGCCTCGGCCAGCATCGCGCGCGCGCGGCATCCTGCCCGCCATGCACCCAGACACCGCCCACCTCGACACCCTGCGCCGGCTCGACAACCTCGTCCGCCTCGGCCGCATCGCCGACGTCGACCACGACGCCGCGCGCTGCCGTGTCCAGACCGGCGGCAACCTCACCGGCTGGCTGCCCTGGATCGCCCAGCGCGCCGGCACCACCCGCACCTGGTGCCCGCCCACCGTCGGCGAGCAAGTCATCATCCTCAGCCCCAGCGGCGAGCCCGCCGGCGGCATCGTCCTCACCGGCCTGTATTCGGAGCTCGTCGAAGCGCCGAGCACAGCGAGCTCCGAGCACATCACCGACTACCCCGACGGCGCCCGCATCGCCTACAACCACGCCACCGGCGCAATGAGCATCACCGGCATCCAGTCGCTCACCATCGACTGCCCGCAGATCACCATCACCGGCGCCATCACCCAGACCGGCGGCAACCTCAGCAGCAACGGCATCGTCCTGCACACCCACAAGCACACCGGCGTGCAGTCCGGCGGCAGCCAGACGGGGACGCCGGTATGAGCTACCAGGGCATCAACGCCGCCACCGGCCGCCCCATCGCCGACCTCGAGCACATCCGGCAAAGCATTGCCGACATCCTCGCCACGCCCATCGGCTCCCGCGTCATGCGCCGCAGCTACGGCAGCCTGCTGCCCGAGCTCATCGACCAGCCCATGCACGGCGCCACCCTGCTGCGCCTGGTCGCCGCCACCTACCACGCCCTGCTGCAGTGGGAGCCGCGCGTGCGCATCACCCGCGCCCGCTTCGCCCCGGACGCCACCCAGCCCGGCCGCATCGTCGTCGACCTGCAGCTCGTGCGCACCGACCAACCCGGCGCCGAGCTTGCCCTCGCCGTGCCGATCGCCTTCGCCTGAGCCCGGCCATGACCACGCTGATCGACCTCTCCCTGCTGTCCGCCCCCGCCGTCATCGAGCCGCTCGACTACGAGACCCTGCTCGCCGACCGCAAGGCCCGCCTGCTCACCCTCGCCCCCACCGCCCAGCAGGCCGATCTCGCCGCCGTGCTCGCGCTCGAATCCGAACCGCTCACCCAGTTTTTGCAGGAAACCGCCTACCGCGAACTGCTGCTGCGCGCCCGCATCAACGACGCCGCCCGCGCCTGCATGCTCCCCTGGGCCACCGGCGCCGACCTCGACAACCTCGGCGCCCTCTACGGCGTCACCCGGCTCACCATCACCCCGGCCAACCCCGCCACCGTGCCGCCCACGCCCGCCGTGCTCGAGCCCGACGCCGACTTCCGCCGCCGCATCCAGCTCGCCCCCGAAGGCCTCACCGTCGCCGGCAGCCGCGGCGCCTACCTGTTCCACACCCTGTCCGCGGATGCCGACGTCAAGGACGCCAACATCAGCAACCCCACGCCCGGCCTCGTGCGCGTCGCCGTGCTCTCGCGCACCGGCAACGGCACCGCCCCCGCGCCGCTGTTCGGCCTGGTCAATGCCGCCCTCAACGCCGAAACCGTCCGCCCCCTGTGCGACTCTGTCGACGTCGTCACCGCCACCGTCGTCACCTACAGCATCACCGCCACCATCAACGTCCTGCCCGGCCCATCGCCCCAGGCCGTGCTCGACGCCGCCCAGGCCGCCGTCGAAGCCCTGGTGGACGAGCTCCACCAGTGCGGCCGCGACGTCACCCGCTCCGCGCTCTTCGCCGCCCTGCACCAGCCCGGCGCCCTGCGCGTCGACCTCACCGCCCCCGCGGCCGACATCGCCATCACCGCAGACCAGGCCGCCTACTGCACCGGCATCACCCTCACCCTGGGCATCACCGGCGAGTAACCCGGCATGACAGACCGCAGCCTGCTCCCCCCTTCGGCCACCCCCCTGGCACGCGCCGTCACCGAGGCAGCCGCCCCGCTCGGCGCCCTCCCGGTGTCGCGCCTGTGGGACCCATGGGCCTGCCCCGCGGCTGCCCTGCCCGCGCTCGCCTGGGCCCTGTCGGTCGACGAGTGGGATGACGCCTGGCCCGAAGAGGTCAAGCGCCAGGTCTGCGCCGATTCCCTGCCCGTGCATGCGCGCAAGGGCACCGTGGACAGCGTGCGCCAGGTGCTGCGATCGGTCGGCCTCATCGACGAGGCGCGCGGCTACACCGCCCACATCGTCGAAGGCATCAGCGCATTTGTGCGCGACGGCACTGCAACCCACAACGGCACCCGCACCCGCGACGAATCGGCCGAATGGGCCGCCTACCGCGTCACCCTCAACCGCCCCATCACCCTCGAGCAGGCCGCCCTCGCCCGCCGCCAGCTCGACGCCACCGCCCCCGCGCGCTGCACCCTCGACGAACTCACCTTCACCGCCGCCGCCTGGCTGCGCAACGGCGCCCGCCTGCGCGACGGCACCATCACCTACGGAGCCGCCTGACCATGGCCAACCTCACCGAAGCCCCCACCTACGAAGCCGGCATCTACCGCTTCGAAACCACCGACCCCGTCCAGGGCGGCCCCGGCGGCATCGACAACCTGCCCACCAACCAGCTCGCCAACCGCACCGCGTGGCTCAAAGCCCAGGTCGAAGCCATCTTGCTCGACATCGCGGCGATCGAATCGGGGTATGCCACCGCAGCAATCGTCGCCGGGCACACCGGGAATACCAGCAACCCGCACGGGGTCACCAAGGCGCAAGTGGGACTTGGCAGCGTGCTCAACTACGGC